CTTGATTTAAAACAAGTGATTTCAAATCACCTGTTTTCAGATTATGGATTTACTAAAGCTCAATGGGGAAATTCCAACAACATATATCTCTTATCAGAACGTGGATATGCCAAGTTACTCAAAATTCTTGAAGATGATAAAGCTTGGGAAATCTATGATGAGTTGGTTGATAATTACTTCAATATGAGATTGACCATTAACACAGATAATAAAGTATTACTTGCTGATAAGAAGCTAGAAATCATGGAAGAAAATGCTAAAACACGCAAAGCTAATTTACTATACAAAATTGCTATGGCTACTAAGAGTAGAGTTCATAAAGAATCATTGCTTAATCAAGCAGGTAAGTTTTTAACAGGAGAGTCAGTAATTCCTGCAATGGAAGTAGATAGCATTGAATATACTGCTACAGAAGTTGCTAAACGCTTAGGAATTTTAACTAAAGCAGGCAATCCATATCCAGCTAAAGTTGGAGAATATGCAAATAAATTAGAACTTAAAGCAGAACAACCGGGCTCAAATAAATACGGTAGATGGATTATTAGTAAATCTAAATATTCAGCTAGAGAAGTAGCACAGTGGGTATATTTTGAACCGGGAGTTGAGAAGATTGAAGAATATTTAAAAAAATTAGGTGAGTAAAACAGATTTAAAAATAAGGTAGGCGAGCGATATGGAACTAGCAGACTTATTTAGCAAAAAAGCATTAGGAGATTTTTTAAACAAACTTTTTGATGCCTTGTTGAAACTAGCTGAAGAAAGAATGAAGTTTAAGAGCCAAAGATTTTTAAATCTATCTCAAGCTGCTGAGTATTGTGGAATGGACACAAAGTATTTTTATAATGTCCGGAAAGAACCAGATGCACCAAGACCAATCTATCCAATAGAAAATGGAACTAAGCCATTCTTTGATAAGGAAGATTTGGATAGATATATGACAAGCAGAAAGATTTGAGGTGACCTAATGGAACCAATACTAGCGGTGTTAATTGGATGTGTAATTTATATAACAATATTCATTTTAGTCAGTTGGCTCAAGGATATTTTTACTGGGGGTAATAAAAAAAGGTACATCCGTTAAAGATGTACCACACAAATCAAATCTATGTACTAATTATAGCACATCAGATGTCGAATTGTTAAGTCGCAGAATTAGATTTAGACGTGGTGTTAATAAAATTATTGCAAATACTGAAAACAAGAAAAACTTATTAGTATTTCTAGAAACTGCAGCAGAAATTGAGAGCTCATACGACAAAGAAAATGCTAAGTGGCTACTTGATAAGTATAAGGAATTAGGAGGTAAACGTAATGGCAATGAAGATTAATAAATTAGAGATCGAGAACGTCAAACGTGTTAAAGCAGTAAAAGCTGAATTCACACCAAATGGCTTAACAGTTATTGGTGGGAACAATAACCAAGGTAAGACATCAATCCTAGATGCAATTGCTTGGGCTTTAGGTGGCAACAAATACAAGCCATCACAAGCTCAAAGACAAGGATCAGTAACACCACCACATCTACATGTAGTGATGAATAATGGCTTGATTGTAGAACGTAGTGGCAAGAATTCAACTTTAAAAGTTATTGATCCTAATGGTAAAAAAGGTGGACAACAATTACTCAATGACTTTGTGGAAGAACTAGCCATTAACTTACCTAAGTTTATGGAATCTACATCAAAGGAAAAAGCCAACACTTTGTTACAAATCATTGGTGTAGGTCCTAAGTTACACGAGTTAGAGATGAGAGAAGGTGAGTTGTACAACCAAAGACGGACGATTGGTCAGATTGCAGATCAAAAGAAAAAGTATGCTGAAGAACAAAAATTCTATCCAGATGCTCCTCATGAATTGATTTCTATAAAAGAGTTAGTCAATGAACAGCAAGATATCTTAGCTCGAAATGGAGAGAATCAACGTAAGAGAGATAACTTAAAAAGTTTAGAAGAACAACATACTTTCCAAGCTCGAAAAGTATCTCAATTGATGGAAGAGCTAGAAAAAGAACAGGCTAAATTGGCTGAGTTAACCGAAGATGTGAATGTGGCTAAGAAGTCAGTTTCAGAACTCAAGGACGAATCAACAGAAGAGCTAGAGAGAAACTTAGCAGAAATTGATGAGATAAATCGTAAGGTTAGAGCCAACTTAGATAAAGATAAAGCAGAAGAAGATGCTAATCAATATAAAGATAAGTATCAAGAACTAACTAGAAATATTGAAGCTATTAGAAAAGAAAAATCAGATCTGTTAAATAGTGCTGATTTACCATTACCAGAATTATCCGTTGATAATGGAGAGTTGATTTACAAGGGTCAAAAGTGGGACAACATGTCCGGATCAGATCAATTAAAAGTATCAACTGCTATTGTCCGTAAGTTAAAACCAAATTGTGGATTTATCCTGCTAGATAAACTCGAACAAATGGATATGCAAACACTAGAAGAGTTTAATCAATGGTTAGAACAAGAACAATTACAAGGAATTGCAACTAGAGTTTCAACTGGTGATGAATGCTCAATCATCATTGAAGATGGTTATGCTACTAGAAATGAAACAGCAGCTAAAGAGCCAGAAATTAAGAGTGCTTGGTCAGGGAAAGGAGCGTTTTAAAAATGAGTAAATACGAAGTTCAAGAAACATTAAAGATTGAACCAATGAAAGTTTTAATTTATGGAGTTGAAGGAATTGGTAAAACAACTTTTGCTAGCAAGTTCCCAGATCCTATCTTTATTGATACAGAAGGATCAACAGGTTTTATCAACGCTAGAAAATTACCAAATCCAACATCTTGGACAATGCTATTAGACGAGTTGGAAGACATCAAGTCTGAACCTCGTGGAAAAACTTTGATTATTGATACTTTAGATTGGGCTGAAAGTTTGGCCAAAAAGTATTTAATGGATAAGAATAATTGGTCAGCGATTGATGCTAGTAATTATGGAACTCGTTACGTAGCCTTATCTGATGAAATTGGGAAGCTATTAAATAAACTGACAGAGATTAGAGATGTAGGTATTAATGTTGTTCTAACTGCTCATGCTGAGACTAAAAAACATGAGTTGCCTGATGAAATGGGACAGTATGATAAATATACCTTAAAACTAGAAAGAAGAGATGCAAGCTTGGCCAAAGAATGGGCCGACATGATTCTGTTCTTTAACTACAAAACAACAATCATTACTGATAGTAAATCTGACAGTAAGAAAGCAACTGGTGGACAACGTGTGATGTACACAACACACAAACCAGCTTGGGACGCTAAAAACCGTTTAGGCTTACCTGATGAATTACCAATAGACTTTGAGGCAATCAGAGAACTATTTGAAGCAAAAACAGGAATGAGTACCACACAAATCAAATCTGAATCTAATACACAAACACAACAACAAGTACCATTGCCTGATGAACCACCAGTTATAGAAGACGAGCCAGAACCAGAAGAAGCTAAACCAGCTCCTGAATTTGCTGAAGAAATACCTAGCTCAATTCCACAGAGTTTAGCTGATTTAATGACAGTTAATCACGTTACAGTTGATGAGATTATGCAGGTAATCTATGTTGGTGGATTCATGCCACAAGGTACACCTTTAGAAAATGTGCCAGAAGAATTGTGGGGACATTTAGCAAGTAATTGGGATAAAGTCCTAAATATGTTAGAAACACAAATTAGAAAATAATGGAGGAATTATCAATGAACAACGAAAATGAATTTTTAAACTGGGGCGATAGCTTTGTCGCACAAGAAAATGAATTTGTAGTATTGCCAGAAGGAGAATACCAATTTACAGTAACAGGTTTTGAACGTAAGAATTATGACGGGAATAGTGACAAGATTCCCAATGGAACACCTTACGCAGAATTAAGTCTTGAATTTACTGGCAATGAAGGCAAAACAACAGTTACTGAACGCTTATATCTATTAAAGAGATTGAGCTGGAAGTTAACAGAATTCTTTGGCTCAATTGGACAAAATCCAGTCAATGGACAAGCTTTTAATCCAAACTGGAACACAGTTTTGGGAAGTACAGGCGAGGCAGAATTGGTTATTAACAGTTACAAGAATAAAGATGGCCAAGATCGTCAAAATAATCGTGTGAAGAAATTCTTGAAACCAGAAAATGTACAGCAAACACAATCAGCACCAATTCAGAATCAACAACCAACACAACAAAACAATAGTTGGAACGGTGCATTTTAGGAGGCAGATTTAATGAAGAACATTGATATTAATATCTTGCAACTAGCTCAAGGAGCAGTGCAAGAAAAACTAGATAGAGAATTTGAAAAGGTTTTTGAGAATATTCAAGATCCTAATGTTAAAGCAACAGCTAAACGAACAATCACTTTAAAGATTGATCTAGTGCCTGATGATGTTAGACAAGTAGTTAAAACTAATGTTACTGCTACATCAAAACTAGCACCAACAGACCCAGTAACCACAACAATTCTAACTGGTAAAGATTTAACCACTAACAAGATTGAAGCTCGTGAATTACAATCTGGTGTTCCTGGCCAAACATACATTGATGAAAAGGGAGACCTTAGAACAGATACTGGAGATCCAGTTGATGTTATCGAAAAAGAAACTAAGAAAAAAAGTAAAGTAATTGATTTACAAGAAAAGAGAGGTTAATGACATGGACTTAACAAAAGAAGCATTGCAATATTTAGCAGAACAAGTAATTAAACCTGAAGAACGAGTAATAAGTATCAATAATCAATCTTATGTGATTGATGAAAATGGTTATCCAAAATATGTAGCACCTAAATTACATCTAGCTCAAAATGTGTTGAGAATTAACACTTTATCAAGGTTAGTGGACTACATTAAATCTAATTTGGATAGAGCAGATGAAAAGTTATATCTGCACATAGCTAATCACAAATCTGTACGCTTAGTTAGCACATTAAAACCTGATGGAAGTCGTGAAGAACTAGCAATTGCTGAAGCTATTCTACCAAAATTTTGTTTTAACATATTCTATGATGCGGAAGAGTTTAACGTCGCATTGCAATCAATCTTTGTTAAAAATCCTGATCGTGAAATCTTGTTGAAAGTCGTGGGTAATCTAAAAGAAGATAATGTGAAAACTACTGGTGATGATGGAGTAAGTCAAGCTGTAACAATCAAGACAGGAGTTGCATCAGCAGCAGATGTTAAAGTTCCTAATCCAGTAACTCTAATACCTTATCGTACTTTTGTTGAAGTGGAACAGCCAGAAAGTAAGTTTATTTTCAGAATGCAAGACGGGCCCAAAGGAGCAATCTTTGAGGCTGATGGTGGAGCTTGGAGGAATCAAGCAATCCTAAATATCAAGAAATACTTGGGAAACCAACTATCAGATGAAATCAAAAAAGGAAAAATCACAATTCTAGCATAAGGAGTGATTTGATGGAATTAAGACCATATCAAGAAACCGCTAGACAAAAAGTTCAAGAAGAGTGGAAAGAAGGTAAGAAACGAACATTGTTAGTTTTACCAACAGGAACTGGTAAAACAATTGTGTTTAGCAAAATTATCGAAGATAGGGTTAGGAAAGGTGAACGTGTTTTAGTAATAGCTAATAGAGGAGAGTTACTAGAACAAGCATCAGATAAACTCTATAAATCAACAGGGCTAAAAACAGCCACTGAAAAAGCTGAACAAACTAGCTTAGGTAGTTTCTATCGAGTAGTTGTTGGTTCAGTTCAAACAATGCAACGTGAGAAACGATTAAATCAATTTCCACCAGAATATTTTGACACAATCGTTATTGATGAAGCACATCATGCAATCTCTGACGGTTATCAACGAGTGTTACATCACTTTGAAGATGCAAATGTCTTAGGTGTAACTGCCACTCCAGACCGTGGAGATATGAGAAATTTAGGATCATATTTTGAAAGCTTAGCTTATGAGTATAGTTTGCCAGAAGCAATCAAGTCTGGATATCTCAGTCCAATTAAAGCTTTGACTATTCCGTTAAAACTGGATCTATCAAATGTTAAGCAACAAGCAGGAGATTTCTCTACAAAGGATTTAGGAACAGCGTTAGATCCTTATCTTGAACAAATTGCTGAAGAGATGAAGAAACAATGTTTTAACAGAAAAACAGTTGTATTTCTACCGTTAGTTAAAACATCACAAAAGTTTAGAGATATATTGAATCAACATGGATTTAAAGCTGCTGAAGTTAACGGAGAATCTGCAGACAGAGACCAAATTTTAAAAGATTACGAAGAAGGTAAGTACAACGTTCTATGCAACTCAATGTTGTTAACTGAAGGTTGGGATTGCCCTAGTGTTGACTGTGTAATCGTGCTAAGGCCAACTAAAGTGAGAGCTTTATATTCTCAAATGGTAGGACGTGGAACAAGGCTAGCTCCAGGTAAGAAAGAATTATTGCTACTAGATTTCCTATGGCACACAGAGCGTCATGAGTTATGTCATCCAGCTAATTTAATTGCTACTGATGAGAAAGTGGCCCAAAAGATGACTGAAAACATTGAAGAGCTAGGAGCTCCAATTGATCTAGAAGTAGCAGAACAACAAGCTATAGAAGATGTTGCTTTAGAACGTGAAGAATCACTAGCTAAACAACTAGCTGAAATGAAGAAACGTAAGCGTAAATTAGTTGATCCACTGCAATTCGAGATGTCAATTCAAGCTACTGATTTAACGGACTATGTTCCAAGTTTCGGTTGGCAAATGTCTCCACCAACTGACAAACAAGTTAAAGCATTAGAAAAATGGGGAATTTTCCCTGATGAAATTGAAAATGCTGGTAAGGCTGAGATGCTAATTAGTAGATTGATAAAACGTAGAGATGCAGGTTTATCAACACCTAAACAAATTAGATTCTTAGAAAATCGAGGTTTCCAACATGTAGGAACTTGGCAATTTGAAG